ATGGAAAATATTTTTCGTAAAATGGAATATCGTGTTTCTGGTAATAAACTTATAGGAGAATTACTCAAAATTAAACCTCACCAATGTGAATGTTGTAAAAATACTACTTGGCTAGGTCAGCCAATAAAATTAGAAGTGCATCATATTGATGGAGACAATACAAATAATGTTTTAGATAATCTTCAATTATTATGCCCTAATTGTCATAGTTATACTGATAGTTGGTGTAAAAATAAACCAAAAGCCCAAGTAACAGATGAACAGTTAATTGAAGCTTTACAATCTTCTCAATCTATTCATCAAGCATTAATACAAGTAGGCTTATCTACTGCTGGAGCTAATTATGATAAAGCAAAAGCTTTAATTAACAAATATGGTATATCATTAGCAGTACCAGAATCGGGTATATATACAAAAAAGGTACAACATTACTATTGTCCAGATTGTGGAGCTGAAGTGACTGTACCTAATGCTAGATGTCGTACTTGTACTAATCTAAATCTAAGAAAAATAGAACGCCCTACACGTGAAGAACTAAAACAATTAATAAGAAAAAATAGTTTTTTAGCAATTACAAGAATATACGATGATAAAATAACAGATAATGGTATACGTAAATGGTGCGATGCATATAATTTGCCACGTACTAAAAAAGAAATCAATTCTTATTCTGATGAAGAATGGGAATTAATATAAATATAATTCATTTTGGAGGTACCTATTATATGAATGAACCAAGACTAAAGATTCTACCACCCTGGACTATTCTAGTAAGAAAGCTAGAAGCTCTATTTGATGGTGATCCTCAGATTGCTTTCAATGTTGACTTTAGTAGCGAACATCCTTCTGTTGTTCTCTCCTGTAACAACGGAGATAAAGTTGCAGCCCTATGCCAAATCCTACCAGATGAAGTAAGTTTTGGTAATGTAACACTAAAGATCATGATTGATGGCGTTCCAAGTAACCGTACTTTTACTAGTAAGGTTGAACTATTTAATACTGCTTTCGATAAGAATCCTGCCTATGCTTATTCTGTTTGTCCTGCGGAAGAGGGATATCAGTGGATTGGCACTACCTATGTTGTATTCAACAATTGTGTTGTACAGTTCGCGGCGGATAACCTAAATGATTGTCACGGAGTAATTAGTACTCTATATGAGACAATTGCTAGTGAGCTTCTAACTGGGCCTGCAACTGAAGGTGTATTCTATAATACTAATGTAGAACGTGCAGGACTTGGGTTCCCGTTAGGCGAATGGCCCTAAGGTCTATTAACTTTCCTTGAGCGGATTTTCCGCTCTTTATGCCGTCGTAGCTCAGTTGGTAGAGCATCACATAAAGAAGTGTGAAGGTCAAAAGTTCAAATCTTTTCGATGGCTCCAAATCCTATAATAGCCAGTGATAGTATGGACACTATGGACGCCCTTTAAAGTTGTTCGCGGTAGTGAGAATAACCTTCGCCGTGGCGAAGTAAAAGAGCCACGGAATATGCGCCATTAGTTCAGTCGGTAGAACACAACACTTTTAATGTTGGAGTCCGGGTTTCGATTACCCGATGGCGCACTAATATTTGACTTTTAATATAAATTATACTATAATTTATATGTAAAAAGGAAAGGAGTAATAATATGCTAGTAGCTACTGACTATAGAGGCATTAGACTGGTAAAGTGCTCTGATTGTGGAGAGATTTATTCGGAAGATACTCATGGATGTCCTAATTGCGATTCTAATATTGTAGACTTTATATGGAGCGATGAAGATAATGAGAGATCCGAATCGAATTGATAAGTTTTGTGATGAACTTAAAACTATGTGGCATAAAGTGCTATATTGGCGCTTTTGGCAGTTTATTCTTAATATGGAACGTGCTTGTCGCGTAAATACTGGAAAAGATGTTTTCTATCTTGAAGATGATGAATGAATGAGTATTTCAAGGAGATTATCAATGAATAAATATGAAGAAGCCAAACAGCAACTAATTGCTGAATATGTGCGGCGCGAGGGCACAAAAGAACTATCAGAAGCAGAAAAATATGTTCTATGGTTTATTGACCAAGAGAAAAAATTCGCACAAGAATGTAAAAATAACTAATCCACCTGACATGGCTGTGACTACAAGGCGCGGAAAGGTGGCGGCAATCTTGCGCCCAAGTTTGGTGAAATGATATATCCGCTTGGGAAGAAAAGCAATATACAGCAAGAGCGAGAGATCACGTGAGTTTAAATATATATGTGTGTGTAGTCGGTCTCCCTGTGGCCCGTTACGTTATTACTTTGGCACAGGGGAAGCTTCCGGGATGTAGCTCAGTTGGTTTAGAGCACTTGTCTGATAAACAAGAGGTTTTCGGTAGTTCGAGTCTACCCATCCCGACCATTAACGTAAGTTCCGTATACGTCCGAATTACTACACGAAATGATGTAGTTGATACGGTAGAGAAAACTACGGCGCTATACTAAGTAACAACGAAACTTGGTGAAGGGGAATCGTATAGTAGACTAGTATGTCGCTCTCCAAAAGCGAAGACCTTGGCGCGCATCCAAGTTCCCCTGCCACTAAAGACTCGTCAGCAACATTTTCAAGCATCTGATTGTTAATCTGACTAGCTATAAACGAGTCTTGTATATGCCTGACTATCCCAATTGGTAGAGGAAGTTGGCTCAAACCCAATTTAGTCTGGGTTCGAATCCCAGGTTAGGCACATTGGCGCAGTATTTGAAGATCAAGCCAAACCCCTAAAAATCCTTGTGCCCTGGGTACTTTGACTGCACAACCAGGGAGGTATATGCCAGAGTAACCGAATGGAATAGGTATCCGGCTTAGAACCAGAGTTTTGTGGGTTCAACTCCCTCCCCTGGCACTTTCCTTCATAGGAATAATCCATTGATGACATCCCGGAAAGACGGGAAATATGGGGCCATAGTTTAATGGTAGAATATCTGCTTTGCACGCAGAAGATCGGGATTCGATTTCCCGCGGCTCCACAATATAGGTTCCAACACTCGTCGGTCGGGTACGGGTCTGCAAAATCCGCGTTAGTGAGTTCGACTCTCACTGGAACCTCATTATGGAGGATATATGATAGGTAATTATAAAGTAATAACATTATGCGGCTCAACTCGCTTTAAGGAGGATTTTGAACGTGTTAATAGAGACCTCACCTTGGCAGGTAATATTGTCATTAGTGTTGGTTGCTTTGGCCATTCTGGAGATAATTTTACAGAAGAACAAAAAATAATACTAGACGATATTCATAAGCGTAAGATTGATATGGCAGATGAAATCTTTGTAATCAATAAAGGTAAGTATATTGGCGCGAGTACCCGTAGTGAAATTGAATATGCAATTTTGCATGATAAACCTGTGAGGTATATGGAGTGATATTATGGCTTTAGAAGGTAAAGATGGAGCAAATTATGTACGAATGCAGAAAGGACATAGTATTATAAAACATATATTGTTATGTTTTATTGGAATTGGTTTTTTTACTATTCCCTATTATACTATTAGTAAAAACCATTATTGGCATCTGTAATGTACATAGTGTGATTATATCAGATGGAGTTGATGCATATGCGTAATCGTGCAGAAAAACGTCATAATGATTGGAAAAAGGCTATTCGTAAACGTAAAATTGTAAAAGAAGTTTATTGTTGGAATAACGAATTGTATGATAACTTGCATCAATATAGTAAGAATAAGATACATTGTTCATGTCCTTTTTGTCGCGCGAAAACCGCTAAGAAGAAGCAAGTTTGGAGCGGTGGAAAAAATTGGCCTGCCGCTGATGAAAGACGCATTGAAGAAATGGAAGATCAAATACTTGACAATGAACAAGATTTCTGATATAATTATTATAGAAAAAGGGAGATAAGATATACATAAGAGGCAATTTGATAAAATTTGTTGCAAAAGATTTAGAAAAGAACATCTCCTTTTTAGCGGCGAAAGCCGCATATCTGGGTGTAGCGCAGCTTGGTAGCGCAATAGCTTCGGGAGCTATGAGCCGAGAGTTCGAATCTCTCCACCCAGACTTATAGGCCATTACAGCAAATTATTTATAAGGTAAAAGAAATGTCTGTTAAACATAACTGAGAAGGTTCGATTCCTTCAAATTTAAATGGCCTAGTTTTCTATTAGACCAAACAGCAATTAGGCTCGCTCTTAGCGAGGGTCGTACAAGGGTAGTATATTTACCTTAAAAGTAAAAGATTGGAGTTCGAATCTCCACCTAATTTGGTCTAGTTTGAATATTCGCTCCGTCTTTGGAGCTAATAGATTGCCGCGTTGGGAACCTTATGGTGGAAGAGCCCTATTTGAAAGAGGCCGAGTAGTATCCGCAACTCTTCCGCGGCGTTTTTATTTTAGGAGGAATTATGTTTAATAGATTAAGACAAAAATTAATTTGTATATTATTATATCAAGATATGAAGAATGATATAGATACTTTACAATCAAATGAAAGTAGTATGCTATATTCTTTATATAAAAATGTACAATTTTTTGTGTATCCATTAAGAAAACATAAAGAATGACACTATGGCGGAATGGTAACGCACCAGATTGCTAATCTGAGGTTACTCGAAAGGGTATGCACGTTCGAGCCGTGCTAGTGTCGCTAATGCGGTGGCGGAATAGGTATACGCTATGGCAATGGCTTGCCTAATGGATAGGTTGAAGGTTCGATTCCTTGTATCAGGCGGTGCGGTTCGATTCCGGCACGTAAGACATAGATACCTGAATGGCATTGGTCGCCAAACCGAAAGCTGTTGGTGCGCTTTGATGACACATCGTATTAGGCGCCTAAGATTGATGAGCAATTTAAAGCAAAGCACAGTTGCTACTGTGAGGTGTAAATCCTCACCCGCATTTATAGTCCCTTAGCGTAATGGGAGCGCGGTGGACTTTGACTCCATATGTGTTGGTCCGATTCCAACAGGGACTGCGCTTTAAGGAGGTATTATTATGGATAAAGATAAGACTCCAATTTATGAGATTTATGTAATGGAATTGCCTTGGCAATTGGATGAGAAAAAGTTTCCTATTTGTGGTATTAGAGAACGAGTCGGATTTTATTATGATAAAGAAGATGCTGTTCGTGCGGTAGAAGAAAATTGGTGTGATCTTCAAGATCATTATGCTCAAGCCGCCGAAATCCGTAAGATATATCCCGGCCTTTATCCATTATCTTCTCGTTCTGAATATTGGTATTATTTGTGGAACCAGCAGGAAGAACGATTTGAAGCAGCGAAAAGACCTAAGTTTGAAGGATGGGGATGTGATTATTAAGTGAAGATATATACATCATATTTTGCTCAATTAAGAAAATTTCCACCTAATCTCGTGGGTCTTTCAACTGCTGTATGGAATCCGCGCTGGCGAGCGATGGGCAAAGACGCGCGCGGAGTAATATGCGTTGACTGCCCGCCATTTAAACCAGGACACGCATGTTCTGGCCTATGCAACGGTAAATGTGACCCTAAACATCCAGATGATTGTGAGTTTCTTAAAGCATATAAAACTCAACTAGATAAAATCAATATTCATAGTATACAAGAAAGTCTTGGAAAACTTGCTACTCAGATTGCACAAGATGAAGGATTACAAGATATTGATTTTGCTTTCCTAGTGTATGAAACTCCTACAAACCCTTGCTCTGAACGAGTTGCAATTCAGCAATATTTCAAAGAACATGGCATTAAATGTGAAGAATGGAATCCTAATATTTGACTTTATCTAAATTTTCTGATATAATATAATTACAGAAAGGGGAGATAAAGATGCATAAGTACAGTATGAAATCTCATAAGCGTAAAAACCATCAGCGTTGGTTTAACCAGTATGTACATTATATCAATAAGACTATGGAAGAAGATGACCTCTGGCTTGGACGTTTTTGCGTAAAACAAAGACGCACCAAAATGGAATGGTTTAAAGATGGTAGTGGTGGTCTTATGTCCGCAGAACTTATTATGTGGGATAAGAAAACTAATATTGTGCGCGTTCAATGGTATGATGGCCTTGAAATGGATTGGCGCTTTTGGCGTGATTTTAATGATTTCATCATCGAAGATTGCAAAGTCTGGGAAGAAGTTCCCGATGTACGTATAAATCGCATCGACTATCGAAAGGAGAAAAAGTAATGTTTTATAAGTATAATGTTGGTTGGTATGATTCCTATACAGATGAAGAGAAGCATAGTGAAGGTATTGTTTTTGCGCGAGACTGGAATCAGGCCGCAGACCATGTTGTCGAAAGTTATGATCGTGATAATGTGTTTGACTTATATTTGCAGGAATTGCTCGTAGAAGATGGAGAATATTGTCTTTCCAAGGAAGATATTGAGTATGCTTTCAAGGAAGACTAATAAAATACCGCAGAAAGGATGATGCGGGATAAAAATATCAACCATCCTTGACATAACCAAGAATCTGAAATTGGTTACAGTTATGTATTGAGACCTAAAGCCCTATTGACTCAATCGGACTATGCGTGTAAGCGATATTGTCAAAATATCGAACTACAGTTCTTAGCAGCCCTGTTCGAGGCACAACCGCGCTAAAAGAGTCTGAAACGCTAGGCATTTCGAGTACGCGGCCAGCTCGTTAAATCGGCCTCAGAGGTACCAGTCACTCTGTATAATAACGACTGTGTATCATAGGTGTGATGGCGGCGGCACCTAAAATCGCCACCGTGCGGCGCCAGTGGGATAATGCATTAAGCAAAAGTCGCCCCTTAAGACTGGCAAGTTTACTTCGGGACAGCATTTGCTGTCCCACTTTTTTATTTGACTTTTTATAAAAATTATTATATAATTTCTATGTAAGAAAGAGAGGGAATAAAAATGAAGGTTAAACGAGAAGAAGCATTTAGCGGTATTATCAGACGGGATGAACCTAAATTGATGCCATGTAAATGTCCACATTGTGGAGCAATTTTTCTTCTTCATACTGATGTAATTACTAATATATATAGAACTGGGCCATGTCCAAATTGTAATGAAGAATACTCGTGGAACACTCATAAGATTAGTCCTATCAAATATAAGTTTATGCGCTATTGGCGACTGAGAGATGGTGAGGCATAATATGAATCTTGATATTTATACTAGCGAAATGGCAAAGTCTGTATGGGATAAAGCCTTCTTTATGGACAAGATTCCCGGCGCAAAATGCGTAATTGATTTTGGTTGCGCCGATGGTGCTATGATTAGATATCTTTCTTCTCTTTTTCCTGATATTACTTTTATTGGGTATGATATTAATAATGAATTGATTGAGCGCGCGCAAAAAACTCCGCCATTTAATTCTAATCTTACTTATTATTGTGGCATTTGGGAAAATCTTGATGCATTATTAGACATAGCGACAGCACGGTTTACGCCTGATGAAATCTGTATTAACTTTTCTTCTGTATTACACGAAGTTTATTCTAGTACTGGCGGAATTGAAGTTATTCGAGATGTAGTTAATACACTAAAACCACGATACATCACTATTCGTGATATGTATTGTGATGAAAGTTTGCCTTTTACAGTTCCTTCATTTGATACTGTTTGGGACCCTTTACCTGCAGGCCCAAGTGCAGATTTTTGTGCGCGTTTTGGCCCAATCTTTGATTGGCGCGATATGACGCATCTTCTTATGAAACTTCAATGGGTAGATAATGGTTGGGAAGATGAGCTAAAAGAAGATTATTATTCTTGGAATATTGATAAGTTTATTGATGATATCGGCGGAAATTATATTCCAAGTTTTGATTGCCGTTATCAACTTCCATATCTTGGCGAGAAATGGAAGAAGGAGTATGGATGGTATAATCCAGATATTCATACTCACGCTCAATTCATTCTTAGGAGGGATGACTAATGCCGACTTTATATATTCTTTGCGGGCCGAGTGGTTGCGGAAAAACCACCTGGGCAACAAACTTTATGAAAGAACATAATGATATTCGTTATGTATCTCGTGACGAGATTCGCTTTCAGTTGGTAAATCCCGATGAAAGTTATTTTTCGCGCGAAAAGGAAGTCTTTCGGCGCTTTGCCAATACTATTCGGTATACTCTTGTTGATGGCTTTGATTGTATTGCCGATGCTACTCATTTGAATGAGTTTTCCCGCCGTAAGCTAACACAGGCAATTGATATGTACTTTAAAGATTATGCAATTGTTTATGTTAGTTTTAATGTAAATGTAGAGACTTGTATTAAGCATAATACTAATCGTGAGGGACGCGCTAATGTTCCTGAAACTGTAATTCGTAATATGTGTAGAGATTTTCGTGCTCCTTCTATTGACGAAGATGAGCGCGCGAAGGAAGTGATTGAAGTATGAGTGAGATTTTCTTCACAAGTGATACCCACTTTGGACACCGGCCCGAGTTCCTTTGGAAACCCAGAGGTTTTTCTTCTGTAGAAGAAATGGATGAGGCTATTATTGAAAATTGGAATAAAGTAGTAAAACCAGGAGATATAGTATATCATCTTGGAGATACAATGCTCAATGATAATACGCACGGGCTTGAGTGCTTTAAGCGGCTAAATGGACAGATTTTTCTTATTTACGGGAACCACGATAGCGATACTAGAAAAAATCTACTGTTCACAGAACTTTCTGGTAAGATGCTCGGCGGTTGGTATGCTTGGCTTATCAAGTACGATAAACTTTCTATTTACATGAGCCACTATCCCAGTCTGACTGCGAATTACGACCAGAAACACTTCAGCCAACACGTACTTTCCTTGCACGGGCACACTCATCAGAGAACCAATTGGCTTGACCCGAAAAATCCCTTCCTTTATCATGTCGGTCTAGATTCCCATAATAATACTCCAGTTCATATTGACGAAGTAATTACAGATATTCGTCAGCGTTGGGAAGAACTTGGCCGGTTACCTACGCCTAGCAAGCCTGAAGATTTGTATCCATATGGAGGTATGATTTAATGAAAACTGAAAGGCGCACTCGTCAAGTACCAGAAACTTATAATGTATATATTGCTGATGATGGTACAGAATTTCTTTCACGCAAAGATTGCGAATCATATGAATATAAAATGACTAACGGTAAAAGAGATATCCTATTTCATGCTGTTGAATCTATTGATAATATGCCAGCTATTATGTGGTTAATTAAAGATAAAGAAGATTTTGAATATCTTAAAAAGGTTCATTGGGCACATCATGATATAGTAGGAATTTTTACATTACCGGGATGGTATATTGCAGAAGAGCATGATGGCGGTGATAGCCGCGATTGGTATACAGTAGATTATATAGAAGATTACATAAATCACTATCAAGAGATACTTGATTATATGAAAAATTATTTAGTCTAATATTTGACTTTATCTAAATCTATGGTATAATTATTATGAAAGATGAAAAAGTTTGGGATTATTCTGATTGTCAAATCGGACATCCTTGTACTAATTGTATAAATAATTGTACATTTAAAATAAGAAAGGATAAAAATATGGAACAAGATAAATATCCATGTGATGATTGTCCGCCTCCGCATATGTGCGGTTATTGTACTTTACGTGAAGAATGGGAAAAAACTCATCCTAAAAAAGAAATCAAAGAAAAATATGAATGGGAATAACCTACAGTCGTGACAACGACCAAGATGAAAAGGAGAATGAAAATGAACGAACTACTAAAGAATCTAAAGGAACATGAAAATGTAACTTATACTGCGAATGGCGCGAAAGCCTATCATTCTACCATGTCAAAGGTGTATGATCTTTTCGCGCAGGGCGGAGCTATGCGTAGCGCATCCGATAGTGATTGTGCTACACTATTCGCGGCCGCATACAAGGAAGACCCTTCTCTGGCCCTAAAGTGCCTATTCTGGCTTCGTGATATCCGTGGTGGCCAGGGCGAAAGACGTTTTTTCCGTGTTTGCCTACAGTGGCTAGCAATGAATCACAAAGACGAGACTTGTCATCTAATTCCGCTTGTATCTGAGTATGGCCGCTATGATGACCTATTCGAACTATTCAACACTCCATGTGAGCCTGAAATGCTTGGATACATTAAGTATGTTATTGATAAGAATGAAGACCACCTTGTATATAAGTGGATGCCTTCTATCAATACATCTTCTAAGAATACTCAAGCTCGTGGTCGCAAGATTGCCCGTGAGTTTGGAATGACTGAACGTGAGTATCGTAAGATGCTTTCTGAAGGACGTAAGGCTTGTAATCTTGTTGAAACCCTAATGAGCCAGAATCGTTGGGATGAAATCGCTTTTAATAAGCTTCCTTCTCGCGCCGGTATTCTATATTCAAAAGCGTTCGCGCGCAGAGAAGAAACCAAAGAACGCTACGCCGCTTTTATGTCTTCTGATAAGACTAAGGTAAATGCTGGCACTCTATATCCTTATGATGTAGTTAAGAAAGCGCGTGAAGTTATGGGTGGCGATAGTTGGTGGTATCGCTCTGTCGATGTTCCTCTAAATGATACTAACCGTCTTGCGGCCAATAAGTATTGGGATAATCTTACTAATTATTTCAATGGCGCAACTCTAAATGCCCTATGTGTCTGTGATACAAGTGGCAGTATGCTAAGTGGCTATGGTAGTGTAGCTCCTATTGATGTAGCTATTTCTCTATCTCTATATACAGCTGAACGTGCAAAAGGTCCGTTCCATAATCACTTTATTAGCTTTAGCTCGCGGCCGCAGCTTATTGAAGTTGAAGGCGCAGATTTCTGCGATAAGGTATATCGTATCTATCGTAGAAATCTATGTGAAAATACTAATATTGAAGCGACATTTGACCTGATTCTACGAATGGCTACACAGAATCATCTGTCTCAGGACGATTTACCCGAGACGATTATTGTTGTCTCAGATATGCAGTTCGATGCTAGTCGGACCAGTTCATACTATACAGGTATGACACTTATGGAAAAAATTGAAGCGAAGTGGAATGCTTGCGGTTATAAGATGCCAAAACTTATCTATTGGAATGTTAATGCATCTGGCGATGGAAATATTCCAATGAAGGATAAGGATGGCATTACATTTGTAAGCGGCGCATCTCCTTCAATTTTTACTCAGATTATGACTGGAAAAACGGGTATTGATTTGATGCTCGAGGCGCTTCTAAGTGACCGCTACAAGCCCGTGGCTTCCATTACCGCATAATTTTTCCCTCTCCTTTCTTTAAGTCAGGCAACTTATTGCTTGACTTTTTTCTTAATTTCAGATATAATTATTATAGTAAGGAGGTAAGAGAATGAAAGAATTAAAAGAACATCATGAGTTTATTAAAAGTTTAGGTTATGAAGTAGTGATGACAGTGCTAATCGGGTCACAAAATTATAGATTAGATAATAATAATAGTGATTATGATACATTTACTTTTATTCTTCCTTCTGAACGGGATTTATATTTAGGACATGATCCTATTAGTGGAGAAGTTGAAGTAGCCAATGGAAAATGTATGTATAAAGATATTCGTCTTGCTTTAAATCTGCTCAAGAAAACTTCTCCTAATAGTCTTGAATGCTTTGTTAGTAAGTTTCATTATTATGAGCCAAAGTATGTTAGCATTTTAACAAAGTATTTAGATAATGAAAATACATTAAATAAAATGAGTCATTGTAATTATGAACATATGCTCTATGCAATGGCAGGCATGGCGCATCAACTTACCAAGCGTAATATGTCAGCGGGAAAACGCTATTCACATGCATTGCGGCTCTATAGTATGAAAGATAACTTCTTAAACTTTACAGATACCTTTCAATTGCTTAAACTATTACCGCGTGATTATCAAGAAGCACTTCATGCAAAGCGTGATACTATGGAATCACACGATGCATATTATAATGATGGATGCGCCAGTATCGCAAGCATTCTAGATGACTGTCGTGATAGATTTAAAAAGACTCCTATTCAACATGCAATTGAGGTAGAAGGTCTTAAACTAATTGAAGAAATGCAGCAAGAATTGATGCATTATTATATTAAATATATTTTATAAGAGGAGTTAAAATGGAACTAGATATCCACGAAGGTAAACGAGTGCTATATAAGCATAATGGTCAGTGGGAAGTTGGCGAACTTACCGAAGCGCACAATACTAAACTTACTAATAAAGGACTTTATCTTTCTATTATTCCGAAGGAATTTATTGGTCAGGATGCTCTATACCTGCATGATGCAGAAATAAATGATATTTTTCTTGATGCGTGGCCTGTAGAAGATTATTGGCGCGATTATAAAGATATTTTCATGACCAAAGAAGAATATATTAAGTTCATTGAAAGTGAAGATTTTGTTAAGGCTTCTGAGCAAGCTTATGTATCTGATGGAGAATATTATTATTATCCTATTAGCAAGTATACAAAGAATTGGATTGAAAAACAGCCATTTGACTATGTAGTAAGGATGGTATGATGAAAAAGAGAATTGAATCAAAAGATTTACTTGCTTTTAAAAATGCTCTTTCTATAAAAGTACAAAATGGTGAAGACGGATTAGATAATCTAATGTGTTCATTTAAAATTAAGGATGATCCGCTTATTTATCTATATCCAATTCTTGACTGGCTTGACTTAAAAATTACATCAGATAATTTTGAGTTTTTTAATTTTTATCAACCTTAAATGGTTGATTTTTTTTTAATTTATGATATAATAATTATAGAAATGAGAAAGGAAGTAAGAAAATGCCTGTAGCGAAAACGTACAGTAAGTTAGAACTTAGCGGCGAGCCATTTAAAGAAAATGGGCGTATGTATATCAACGTTATCGCGCAAAAAGGCATTAAGAAAGTACGTTGGTATACTGATGCTGAATATCAGCGGATGTATCCAGATGAACAAAAAGAAAATGATATAATGAACTTTAATGCTCGTTATGCTTTCGGTTTTCGTGAACCTGGATATATAACGATTTATCACGGCGATGAAAATCTTCTTGAAGATTTTGTTGAATCTTATCCTACGTCATTTTGGCGCAATCTTACTTTCAATTATTATACTCCTTCTCATATTAAAGTCCCAGAACTTCCTAAAGGAATTGAAGCCATTCAGCTTAAATGGGAAGAAGTGCAAGATCATGACGATAGGATGAAGCCACATGAAGAAGTCACTAAATATATTGCCAATCATTATGGTAAGTCTACTAATAATGTTAGTACCTTCCAAGGACAAGAAAATGGTTGGCTTGAAAAAGAAGTTAGTATTACAAAAAATACAAAGCGTGAAGATCATTTCGGTGAAAAGCATACGCATACTATGTGTGATGCCGAAGGTAATATCTATGTATGGGAAACAGGCGCCAAAGATTTTGAAGTTGGTATGGTTGTTAAATTAAAGATGAAAGTCAAGGCGCACAAAGAAATTAATGGAGAGAAATGTACTGTTGTTTGGTACTGTAAGGAAATATGAAACTGTTAAATCAACGGTATTTTGGCTTAATTGCTCGATGTAATGCTTGTGGCGCGATTATTGGTTATAGTCCAGAGGATGTGTCTGCTACACAGAATATATCGTGTCCTCAGTGCAGATTTTCAATTTGGGTGCCGCTAAATCCTACGTATGATGGAATTGTGAAGGAAGAAGGGAAAAAAGAAGATGGCAAAGAGAGTATGGTTTGAAAATGCTAATGGAGAAGAACGGGTTATTAAAAATACTGCAAATACTTGGGCTGAAGTTAATGAGGCTATTAAAGCATTCATTAGACGGTGCAATGTTAATAAACATAATGAAGCTAAGAGAATCTATGGAGATCAATATGATCCATCCAAAGTACAAGAGTTTAAGTGGAATTATACCAGATGTTGGAAGCAAGAGGATGGGCGTATAAAAATTGATGTGGGTTCTCACACTGAGTTTTTTCTGTGGGAAGGAGAGATAGAGAATGATAGTTAAAGCCGCGGTTCGTATTGCGGATTTGCGCCAAAATAAAGAAATTATTATTCCATGTATGAGACATTGTGATGTCTTTTATATTCTTCATGAGCTTGGATATAAGAAAAATATTGATTATAAAGAATTAGATCAGGGATTCATTGATGAAAAAGGAACTTTTTATAATCGAATAGCGGCATATAAGCATGCTTGGGCGCATAAACAATTAGGCGAAGAATATAATATACAACCATTATTTAGCGAAGATTTGTGGTGATATATATGAGCAATGAATTTAAAGATTATTTATATGATAAAATATGTGATGTTGTTCTTAATTCCGGAGCAATGGATGAGATTGAACAAGTTCGCGGCATTTCATACTCTATTCGCAATTACGTCTACGGACGTAAGAATGGACAAGAAGTTGTTCTAATGGTTTGGTTTGATGATGATACTGGTGAATGGCGAATAGAGCATAGGGAGACGGATAAATAATTTGACATTTTCTAAAATTATGATATAATTATTATATAAGAAAGAGAGAAAGGATGATTTAAATGCTGAATAAGAATCAAGAACGTGAACTCGCCTATGTAGTTCTAATTGATGGCATTGAACCGATCCCTGGCTATGACCGTGTAGAACATGCAATTGTTGGCGGCTGGCGCGTAATTGTTCAGAAAGATCAGTTTAAAGTAGGCGATCCCGCTATTTATTTTGAGATTGATTCTCGTGTTCCTTCTGATAAGGAGTGTTTTGCTTTCCTTGAGAAGCGCAATTACAAAATTAAGACTTTGAAGATGTGTAAAACTATTTCTCAGGGTTTGCTTATGCACGCAAGTGATTTTGGATGGACTATTGAAAATAAAATTACTCCGGACGCTTATGGAACTTGTGCAATTGATACTAGTGTTGCAATTATTGATGATGAAGGTCAGATTCATCGCGCAACTGATGAATCCCGCTTCCTGACTAAGAAACTGGGAGTAACTTATGCAGATGATGAAGATAATCAGCGTAAGGCAGCACCGGTAGATAAGTATAAGAAAATGGCTCAGCGGCATCCCACTATCTTTAAAAAGTCTTGGGCTCGTTGGATGATGCGTTCTGAACTCGGTCGTAAGATTATGTTTTTCTTCTTTGGTAAGAAGAAGGATAAGAAGAATGGTTGGCCAACTTGGGTTCAAAAAACAGACGAAGAAAGAATAGAGAATATGCCTTTTGTGCTTCAAAACAAGAATCCTTGGATAGTAACTGAGAAATGCGACGGAAGTAGCACTACCTTTACCATGAAGCGTGGGAAATTCAAGAAAAAGGATTTTTATGTATGCTCTCGAAATGTATGTTTTGATAGCGTAGATAAGCCGTGTTATTATGATACCAATATTTATTGGGAAATGGCACAGAAATATCATATGTTTGAAGTGCTTTCTCAACTTCTTGATTCTATGCCCACGATAGAGTGGGTAACGATTCAAGGTGAAACCTATGGTGAAGGAGTCCAGCGTAATACTTATGGACTTTCCGGTCATGATTTTATGGCTTTTAACCTGATTACTTCTGATAAAGGTCGTTGGAATAGTTGCGATATGAAGGAAATCCTTGAAAAAGATTATCATATCCCTTGTGTGCCTATTCTTAATGATAGCTATATTCTTCCAGATACTGTAGAAGAACTTCGTGAATATGTGAATAGCCAGCCTTCGGTTATTGATGGTGAGATAAAAGAAGGTATTGTATGTCGTTCTCCTGATGGCATTCATTCATTTAAGTGTGTATCACCAGAATATTTGCTTAAATATCATAGCTAAAAAATATTTTTATGGAAAAAATTGATGAGGTTCTTCATCTTCATAATTACTATTTTTATGGATGAAGAACTTCATCAAAACAATTTTAGGATGTGATATTATGGGTAAATTTATTGATTTAACTGGAAAAACTTTTAATCGTCTTACCGTATTGTATAAAACCGATAAAAAATAGGGTAATGATTGGATATGGCATTGTAGATGTGAATGCGGAAACGAATGTGATATATGTGGCGCTTCTATCCGTTCTAATAGAACTAAATCTTGTGGATGTTTAAAGCAAGAAAAAGATAAAATGCCAAAAGGTAATGTTAAAGATGAAATTGGTAATAAATATGGTCATCTTACAGTAATTGCTCGTGCTGGTAGTAATGAAAATGGATAGGCTATGTGGGAATGTGAGTGTGATTGCGTGGCAAAAACACATATCATTGTATTAGGAAATAACTTGCGTCGTGGGCATACTCAGTCTTGTGGGTGCGATAGACGTTCTCATGGAGAGTTAAAAGTAGAACAATTATTACGTGAAAATAATATATTATTTATATAGGAATATAAGCCTTTTAAGTTCTCTTCTGGCGCAAATGCTTCATTTGACTTTTATGTAAATAATGAATATATTATCGAGTATGATGGAGAAACTCATTATCAATATAATTTACATGGGTGGCATGATGAAGCACAAATGAAAGCACAGCAGGAACGAGATATTATAAAAACACAGTGGTGTAAAGATAATAATATTCCGCTAATTCGTATTCCATATTGGCATTTACAAGATTTATGTATAGAAGATTTACGATTAGAAACAAGCAAATTTATTATTTAATATGGAGAATGTTGAAATATCATGGATAAAAATGAAGTAATTCGTATTCTTAAAATTGAGCGTGAATGCATTAGCCGTGATTGTGATCGCAATTGCGGCCAATGCGATTTAGTTCAAGAGCAAGAAACTCTATTGGAT